CTCGAGTCGCCGTCTCCGTCTTGGTCTCCCACACAGGCCGAAGTATCTCGAGAACGTCAGCTGTGTCGATCGCGTCAACCGGCTTTGATCCGATGAACGGGAATGCGTAAAGTTCGAGCGTCGATTGCCACTGGGCGGCGTGCTTCGGATTCGTCCATGACTTTCGCTGACTGGCGATGTACTCGAGCGCTGCCTCGGCGAATGTTGGGATCGAAGCCCGGGTCGCGTTAGCTGCCTTCCTCGCCTCGAGCGGGTCGATACCCTCGAGCTTTGCTTTGCGTGCAAGCAACGCCGCGGCTCGAGCTTCAACAAGGCTGACGGTGTGCAATGCACCCAGTCCCATATCTCGAGTCTTTCCAGCTCGAGTGAATCGGAAGATCCACGACTTAGACAGCGTGGCCGTCACCTGTAGATACAAGCCTCCACCATCCGCGTAATATCCAGGTTCGGCCACAGTCGCCACGCGACGCGCCGACAAGCGATTCAGCGCCCGGGCCATCGACCCACATTCCCACCCATGTTTTACACCCTGATTGCCACTTACATTGGCGAACAGTAGCGGAAAACAAAACCCATAGAAACGTTGATGCAGCAAGGCTTGCTTGCTTTGGGCGAATGGTGCAATATGCGCGGCTCGCGGACGCTCTCTCCGCCAATACATAAGCCTAAAGCCCTGTTAATTCGGGGCTTTTTGCTATGCGGCTTTTGACTGACCCATGTTTCCAACCACATCGCGATCAGCCATCAACTGCGAAATCCATTCGTCGACCTCTGATTCTGACCAGAGCGATCGCTTGCCGAATTTACCCGGCCGCGGGAAAGTGCCTTCCTTGATTCCTTTGTAAACGGTCGTGTGGCTCAGCGAGACTTTCTCGCACACGGCCTCGAGCGTGAGTAAGTGTTGAGCGCTCACCCCTCACGCTCCGCAAGAAATTCATCCAGGCGACGAAGTATCGAGCCGCCATCCTCGACGCCGTAGTCCCTCATGCATTCCCAGATAACATCCCGGCAATCCCTCAGCAACGCCTCAGCCCGATCAGCGCGGGATTGAAGGTTTGTTGTGGCGCGGGAGTTCCACCAGGAATAGAGCGTTGCCTCTCCTTCCTTGGTGTCTTTGCTGCAAGCTCCGCAATCGTTGCATTCGACATTCTGTCCCCATCGAGCCATGTCAGTTACAGACGCTATCCCGCCGCAGAACGGGCAGTTAAGAAGCTCAGCCTTCATGCGATTCTCCGATGGCTAGATCAGCGCGGATGTACTTGACCTCGCAAGCAAGCACGGAATCCTCGCACCACGATATGCCGTCATGGTCCCGTGGGAATTCTTTTTCCGAGTGCCAAGCTTCATCGGACACTTGCAAATAAATGGCATCTGGCGCAGTGCGAACAAGGTCACTCAGCAGCTTGCACTCACCACCCTCAGCCCGGCGAGCGTTGGCCGGTAACTTGAATCGCCCACGAGCGAAGCCTTTTGCATCGCATCCATCGTCCAGCACGGCATCGTATGTTTCGGCGTGCCAAGCAGTGATCGTCGCGGGGAATTCTGTTCCGTTGCTTGATTGCCAAATGACGCGAGTGCCATTCGGAAGAAATCTACCCCCCTGAGCGTCCTGCGTGGCTGGGATCGGTGGTTTTGGTTGTTTCTCATCGCGAGCGCATATCGTGCAAATGGATGGTCCGCCGCACCTTACCATTAGCCCATCAGGCCGTTTCCACACATGACCATGACCCGTGTTCGTTCCCCAATCGGTTGCTCGGTCATCCGCATTCTCCACCTGCGAGAGAAGTTCGGCGTATTTCCTCAAACGCTTTGCTATTTCGTCGGACAATCCAGAATGCGACATGGACGTGCAGCAAGGAATATCCATTATCTCCGCCAATTCCTCGTTACTAATCCCACTGTGATCTTTCGCACCCACACTTGGCCCGCTCATACCGAACCCTCGGCAGGCGATGGGGCGGCTTTGATGGCGTAGCGTAATTTGACGTTGGCAAGCTGCGCCTGCGAAGCATAAGGGCCTATTTTCAGTTGGTACTTTGCGTACAACTCCGCGAGCACATCGCTTGCGAATTTGGCTGCGTCGATCAGTTCAACCACCACACCCTGCGGCGCGACAACCGGCGAGGGTTTGAATGCCTTAATTGCATCCCGCAAGTGGCCGTTTGTGTATCCGCCAGCTTCGCTAATGTATGCGTGAATGAAATCCGCAAGCGCATCAGCATAATCCACCGGCTCAGCCTTCGCCTGCTCGGCGAGTAACGTTGTGATTCGATAACGCATCTTCGTGAATAGCTGCATTGCCGAAACCGTTCCTTGCGCTACGTCAAACTCAAGCGCATCTAGCTGAGCACGCACTTCATCAACAGTAGGATTACCCATGGTCGTTTCCTTTTGCTAGGGCGGCTTGCAGTGATTCGATTATTTCCGTGCGGATCATGCTTGGGAAATCTGTGGTTCCATCAACCGCAAAACAGCCGATGGGGCCAAAAATACATAGAGCTTTAACGCCTGCGTTTTCTCTAACCTCAATGTTCCAACCAGCCGGAAGTTTCTGCCTAGCATCCACCGCATCCCCAGTCCCAAGGCTGGAAGTTTTTGCTTGCCAGCCTTGCCATAGCCGTTGAGTGTTTATGTACTCGTAGTGGTTAGCCGCTCCGGCTGAGTCTTCGGCATGGTCAATATAAAAACCTTCGCTCAAAGCCCACTTCTCAAAAGCGGCCCGATCAATCTCGGCATCCGAATAGTTCATTTCTCACTCCCATCAGCCGGAAGGGTTGGGGTTACCTTGTCTAAATACTTGAGGATCGCCAGACGTAAAGAGGTCTTGCAGTGGTTGAAAAGTAACGCCGACTTTTCCGGGCAGTTTTCGATAAATTCCCAACTGGCTGCGTTAAGCGCAGATCCCCATTCTTCGGCATCTTTTCGAACCAAAACCCATTCCCCCGAATCGCCGGAGTTGAGAATGGCTTCGAGTTCGTCTGAAATGTAGTTGCAGGCGTCGTTATAGCCTTCGTCATAACCAGACTTAACACTCTGACTACCTGTCTGAGTTAGCCGATCAATCAACTCCCGCAGCTTGTCTTGAGTGTTCATGGGGTGGCCTTCTGTGGCTTTCGTAATTGGTTTAGAACATCGGCCCAAGTAATTCCGTTAATAAACGGGATAAGCGTTCCTTTGAATTTCATGCAATTTGCTTTGTGCGGTCGGTCATCTACTAGAAAATCGTCTTCATCTCCTAGCAATCCTTTGTCGTGAGTGATGATGATTCGACGCTTCAATTCTGGAAGGTGATTCATTACCCACTGCGCTTTATCTTTGTAGGCAAATGAAATACCAGTTGGCGGTTTTGTAGCTATCCATACTTCGTAACCCATGCCTATCAAGCTACGAACGCCAGCTAATCCATCAGGGTAAGGATTCATCGCAAGATATGCCCCCGGAACCCGTTTTATCTCGTCACCGGTTGCTTCTATTTCATCGCGGTATGCGTCAAAATTAACCAGCACTCCATCCATGTCTACGAATACTCGATTCACAACTTTCTCCCTACCGAATGTGATTGATGGTCTGAGTGGGCGTGGAAGGGTAGGTCAGGAAACGATCCCCACGGAGCACGAAACTCACGGTACATACTGTCCGGCGATATGCCGCTGCGATGACCGTGGCGACCCTTGCGTCCTTCGCTCCAATACTCGCGGTGGTTGGTGGTCGTGTTGTCGTGCCAGCCATCGGGCCAGAACTCTTGTGTCGGGTTCATGCGGCTTTCTTCGCGTAGTTGTGCGCGCCAAACATGCGGTGAGCGTGTTCGCTCTTTTCTGACCAGACGATGCCAACCTCGTTGCCGTTCGCGTACAACCAAGTGATGAAATCCGCCATGCGTTTGACACCGTAGTTGCTGGTGCTTTCGCCGAGCATCACGACACCACCAGTCCAGCCCTCTGCCATCTCAGTCTCTTCGGCAAAGGCCGCGGTAAGAACAGCCTTCCAGTGAGCCGGCGGCATGAGTTTCATCACCCAGGTTCCGGCGACCGTGCAGCGCCATTTTTTTTGGCGTGAGAAATCGGTCAGCATCGGCCACATTTTTGAGTTTTGGCTCAGCGTGCGCTTCGAGTCGGTATCGTCTGAATTCACTTTCTCGCCTCCGCCGCCATCCGAATCAGCTCAAGCCGAATCGTCTTCTTCGCGGCCTTGTTGTACGGAACCTGCCACGGTGATTTCCAGCGACCTTTACGGCCAGCTATGCGCGGAGCAATCTCGCCTTTGACGAACGTTGTGCGGTTACGGCTCATCTCAGGCCTCGGCCAGAGCCAGCGTGCGCTCATCCCAAAAGGCAATAAGCTCTGCTCGCTCGCTTTGATCCAACAACGTGATCAGTGCCGACGCTTCATCGAGTTCGTCACGCGTGGTTGCTTCGGCAAGCTTGTCGTGGATCTGCTGGGCTGTAATGTCGTCTACGGACGGAACGCGCGGCGCGTCGTCGGCGAGTTCATGCTCAATCTGCTGCAGCGTTTCACTTGTGCGCAATCCGCCTTGCGTCACTGTGCGGAGCTGGCCAATGTCCTCGGCTTCCTCGGCAGTGTGGATGCCCATGCTTACCTCGGGCGCGTACAGGCGCGACCAGAAGCCAGCGGCTCGGTACATAAACATCAGCTCGGGCATGGTTTTCCACTTACTGCCGGACTTCTGCAGCCATCCTTCTTCTTTAACCATCGTCCAAGTGATCCAGGGACCGATGCAGCGCTCGCCATCTGACTTGTCATCGGCGTAGGCGCGGACCTTGTAGCCTTCGTGCTTTGGGTCCGTTCCGACAACTTCGAAACGCATCGGCTTGAAGCGGCCGCAGGCATTCACGGTGGCGATCAGGAAGGTGGATGACCACGACGGCTTGCCTTGAATGACGGCAAGATTCTGCATCACCATGAGTTCGTTCGCGCCGATGCGCTGCGCGATTTCCATCGCGATGATCACGTTGGCGATGTTGTCTTGGTAAATCTTCGGAACCAGCGTCGAGCTGGCGTAAGCCTTCGCCTTACGTTGCAACAGAGAAAAAGGACTCTCTGCGGCTAATGCCTGGCTCGGCGTTTCGGTTTGTGTAGCGACTGCGCTCATGCGTAATTCCTCGGGTTAATCGTTCAATGCCCAGCGCGGCAGCGCGAGCGTGTGGATCGACGGCGCGTATGCCGGCCATTTGTCGGTCTTCAGGCAATCGGTAAGGGCATCCATCTCGCGCCGGCGCAGTTCATAGCCGCGCGCCTCCGCGTCAGCGTCGATGCAGTGCACGGCGACGGCGTAGGGCGGGGACTTTTCCACCGCAACGAACAGGAATGCGCGTAGGGCGTTGTCCGTGGCCGTCATGCCTTCGCTGTAGTGCGCGTGCTGGATGTGATATCGGTAATTTGCGACGGACTTCGCAAAGCCTCGCGGGCTCGCATCCTCGGTCGACTTCAGGTCGATGGCGATACGGCGGTCAGCGATCCAGTAATCGAGCCGTGCCTTGCACAACAGGCCGGTTTCCCGGTCATGCCAGATGATGGTCTGCTCAGACTGTCCGCCGCGGAACAACTTGCCGGCGATCGGATGCGCGGCGACGGATGCCTGAATGCCACGCAGAATGATTGCGTCGTCGTGGCTGATCTCAATCTTGCCAGCCATCTCGCGCTCCCACTCGTCCCAGTACGCACATGCTTTCAGCGTTTCAGGGCTGGGATTCTTTGCGTTCCGGTTGCGGTCGGGTACACGGCGAAACGGATGCTCTCGGGCGATGATGTACGTCGAGTCGAACAATTCCGGTTCCAGTACGGCGACATGCAGTGCTCGACCAAAATGCTTGGCGGGTGTCTCGTTGTCGTCAAGGTCGGCCAGCCACGCGCGGTAGTGCGCCGGCGTCACGGAGAGCTGCTTCAGAGCGCCGCAGTTCACCACGCCAAGCTCTTTGCGGTGATACACCTCGGCGGGCACGTTGGGGTAGATGCCCGGCGCGAACTGGGTGATGCTGGTGAGTAACGGCGACTTGATCTGCGCGTTCATGCCGCAGCCTGTTTTTTCACGCGCGCCGGCTTTACATCGTTTGCGACTGCAATCTTTAGGTCGGAAAAGAGTTTCTTCGGAACAATGCCCATATCATCTTGGGCGCCGTACTCGTCAAACCATTCGATAAGAGCGGCAACAGCAGCACCAAGCGTCAAGCTGGCGACACGCGCGGCTTCGGACTTTTTCAGTGCCTCGTTGCGCGCCAAGCGAACTTCTTCAGCCTGCGCCTCCAATCGGGCCTGCTCAACCTTCTGCGCTTCACGTTGTGCGGCTAGACGCTTGTCCTCATCTTCGCGAACCCGATCAGCTTCGGCACGAGCCTCACGATCAGCCTTTTCCTGCACAGCACGGCGTGTCGCTTCCGCGGCAGCATCACGCTGGCGCTGTGCCTCCGCCTCCGCAGCCAAGCGGTCCCGCTCGATCTTGGCCAGCCTGTCGGCCTCGGCCCGCTCTTCATCTGCTTTCTTGCGCGCGGAAGCTAGGCGCTCATCCTGTTCCTTGCGAAGCTGGGCAAGCTCGGCCTGATCGGCAATCAGTTTCGCTTGTGCCGCTTCATGCGCCAGCTGGTCGGTATGCATCTGTTCAAGGCGGGCGATCGCGGTGGACTGAGCCAGACGGGCGGACTCGATAAATTCCGCGAAACGCTCTTCGTCAATCAACAATGCCTGAAGGTCGATAATCTCTCGCGCGATGTATTCCGCTGACTTGCCGACAAGCTTTAGCGGAATGCCGCGAATGTCGTCAACGTGCTCCTGAATGGCTGCGATGCGCGCTGCCTCAGCCTCCTCTTCGGCACGCTTGGCATCGGCCAGCGCCTGGTCATAAGCCACCTGCAGAGCGTTGAGGCGCGTCTCTTCGGGCGAGATGATGGCGATAAGCTCACCCTCTTTGCCGATGACGGCTTTCGAGAATTTGGTCGCGTCGTCCCGCGCATCCTTGCCGGTCTTCTGGATCTCGACACGGGTATTCTTCAGCAGCATGCGCGCGGCGTGGCACTCGTTGTAACCAGCAGCATTCGTGATGCCAGTAATGCGCGCCGACTGCTTCGCCAGCTCAGCCAATTCAGCCTTGCGCGTGGCAAACCCGAGAGCCAGCTCGGCGCGTTCGATGACTTGCAGTTCCGTATTCATATTAATTCCTCTCGCCGCTAACCGGCTTGTGTTGGGTGGGTTAATAGCCGTCGCCGTAGCCGTCGCCGTCGCCGTAGCCGTAGCCGTCGCCGTCGCCGTAGCCGTCGCCGTAGCCGGAGCCGTAGCCGTAGCCGTCGCCGTCGCCGTAGCCGTAGCCGTAGCCGTAGCCGTCGCCGTAGCCGTAGCCGTCGCCGTAGCCGTCGCCGTCGCCGTCGCCGTCGCCGTCGCCGTAGCCGTCGCCGTCGCCGTAGCCGTAGCCGTCGCCGTAGCCGTCGCCGTAGCCGTAGCCGGAGCTATTCGCTGCCGACTGAATCCACGCCTCGCACAAGTAGTCCGATGCTTTACCTACAATGGCACCAACTTTTGAAACAAACTCTTTGACACCGTCGATGCAAGCTCCCGTGTCCAGTACGTCTACAACCGTTACAACGGGTTTGTAGATCATCCAGGTCATGCAGCCTCCCACGCACCCTTAGCCGCGTCGGTTACTTCAAATACAGCAGTAACTTTTCGCACTTCGATATCAGCTCTAGCGCTGATTTTGCTGTTACGTGTCGGACCCGTCTCGGCAAGTTCCATTACACCTTTCGTTGTTCCGAAAGAAATAGCCATGCGTGCTTTCTCAAGGTTAATTACATCACCCTTGGTGTCTTTGGCGTAACCGAAAAACACGCCACGATGCTCAGTGCAAACGATGACGGGACGTGCGGTATTCTTTGAAACTGTCATGGTGTTTTCCCTTTGTTTGTTGGTTGGTAAAAATTAATTAGCGGTAATTCCTCTGATCCGCCGTCTCGTCAAAACCTGCCTCCACGTCATTTTCCGCGGCCTCGCGAATCACAATCGGCTCTCTATCGATCCACGGTTTCAGCGCATGGAACATCTTCGGAAGCATCGCCTCTTGCCAAGGCGTCAGAGGTACGCCAGTAGATAGGCACTCGATGATTGGCCACGCCTGGATCGCGTAAGCGGTGATGTTTGCCATCTCGCGAACTTCGTCACTGAACTCGGCATCATCACGACACGGCAGGTTATCGAACAGAAGTTCACCGACCTTTTCGCGGTCTGACTTGATGGCATCCTCGGCGCGCTCAACGGCAGCGAATTGCGCATCGGTATCGGGTTCGCCGCTGGCTAACTTCCAATCGTCGTAGCTGCGTAGGGCGCTCATAAAAAGAATCCCTCAAAAATCTCAATAGCCGACACAGCCGCGCAGATAACGACGACCGCATAAGCGCCAATCCACAATGCAGCGAACGGACCTAGTTCATCGCGCAATTCGTCGTACTTGTTCACCATCCAGTCGGTACGGCGGCGCTTTGGTAGCGGCTTGGTGGAGTCGATGAAGGTGAAAGGGTGCGATTGACGGGCGTTCATGGCTGACCCTTTAGGATTTGGTCAGATACCCACTGGCGCATACGTATCCAGCGATTTTCTGGTGAGTTATCCAACGTCCATCGCTCGTCGTTTTCAAAGACAATTTCAGCAGCCAAAGCTGGTGCAATGTTGAATGCGTCCGCGACGGCGTAACGGTCTTCTGGATCAAGCTTCGTCATATCCAGTCCGCGAGCTGCGCCAAGAACACCAATGGCGCAATAACTACCATCTGCCGTAACAAGCTCGTCTGCAATAAGTCGCTTGTCTTGCATGGCATCAAGGGCCACAAGCAAGTCAGAGAGAAACTTCTGTCCGCGCTTTCCAAACGTCGCCGACTGCACAGCGCCACGCCATAAGCCAATGTCCTCGCAGTCGTCGCTATAACCAGACCGGCTCATATCTTTTCCTCCACATCCGCCGTCAGCGCCAACAGGTCTGCGGCTAACTGGATGGATTCTTCGCGGGATAGATAGATTCGCGATCCTTCAATAGTGATGATCGCGAACATGGTTACGTACTCGATCCCATAGCCCCGCTTAACCTTAAGTTCGCCACGGTTGAAAACGTCAAACGCTGCGATAGCCATGGCTCAGGCCTCCGTCTCGGTGGTGAGGTCTGTCAGCCATAGGTAATCGCAACCCGGTGACTTGAGTTCGATAAGTGCGGCTAGTCCGATTTCTGCGGTTTTGTTAAAAACGCTATCGCGAGCTGCGGCTGCGGCTGCGTCTGCGTCTGCGTCTGCGTCTGCGTCTGCGGCTGCGGCTGCGGCTGCGGCTGCGTATGCGTATGCGTATGCGTCTGCGGCTGCGGCTGCGGCTGCGTATGCGGCTGCGGCTGCGTATGCGTATGCGTCTGCGGCTGCGGCTGCGGCTGCGGCTGCGTATGCGTATGCGTATGCGTATGCGGCTGCGGCTGCGTATGCGGCTCTAGCCACATCACGCGCATTTCGTGCCGCCGATCCCGTTCCTTCGTTTTCACAACGAACCGCAGCGACTTCCAAGGCTTCCGCATGTTTAGGATTGCGACTAGCGGCGGCGCGAAGTGCAATCGGAACGATCTGGCGAATGATCTTCTCAACAACAATCTTTGCAAACGCTTTTTGGTCGATGGCATCACTGCCAAGCTGAGCGATAGCCAACTTCCGCATGCCAGAAGTACGTGCCGCATTTGAAGACCAGCGTGAATCGTTCAATCGAATTTTGAATGCGCGAACCGCCGAACCGACACACGTTGGACGATCCGAATGCGGCAAACCCATCGCATAGCAAACAGCAGCCTCGACACACATCGATCCCGGTGTCGGTTCGCCAATCCCTGAAACAAGACCCGCGTCTACAGTCACTAGGACTTTGCGCGCCAAGTCTTCCGTTACTACGTATTCGCTCATGCTCATCTCCCTTCCGGCTTGGCCTCCGTTTGGTGGCCGATGGAGAGAGATTAGGATAGGCCTAATATCATGTCAATAGGTCAATCCTAATTAGTTTCATGCAGACGTAAAAAAGCCCGCTCATGGCGGGCTCGTTGGTCAGTTGTGTTTGGCGGCTTATTCTTGCTCTTTACTGTCTCCGCCCTTGAATTGGCTTCTCAGGAAAGATCCCACAACGCCGACAACGGTTATTCCTCCAACTATGCCGGCTGCCTTGTAAGCCTGAAGGTATGCGAGCGCAACGGAGGCGATAAGGCAAAAGGCGAGCGCAGCAAGGGCCACGTAATGCATGCGCTGATTGTCCTTGGCGGTGCAGTCAATCACTTTTTCGTGTAATGACAGCTGTTTGGCAACCGTAGCATTACTGTCAGCCTGCTCCTTTTCCATCATCGCCACGATTCGTCCCGTAATTCCAGGATGGAGGTGTTCGAACCGTTCAAGATGATCTGGATGGGGGAGCGGCCCGCTATAACTTTCTTTCGTCGCCACATGCATAGCTACCGATCCCTCGGTGTGAGGAATTGGCTTGGGATGAAGGGCTTGAGGTCGGCTCTTACTTAGAGCGATTTGGCGCTTTTTGCTTGAGCGCTTGCTCATGAGCCGCTACCGACATGGCGCGCTTCATGCGGTTTCCCACGGTCGTGAAGTGGCGTTGTACGCCAAACTCGTGCGTAGGCATGGCGGGAAGCTTGCTCGACAGCGGCGTATGAGAGAAGTCCAGCAGACTTCCAAAGGCGTCGGCAAACGATAAGGGCTTCAGTTGTGCGCTCATAGGTCAGCACTATAGCAGTCCGTTTTGTCAAATACGTTAACCACGGTTTAATCCTCCCAGCTTCCGATCCATTGCTCAGCGCCCAAGTTTCACAGGCATACCGATGCCCGATTTTTTGGTAACCCCATCTGCATAGGTGAATTCCCCTTCGCACTGCAGATCATTGTTCTGCAGGTTTACGTAGGTTGTTTGCATGTGAGAGAACTTGGTGACCTTGCCATGATCAGCGACCAATTGAGGCGTGGCGTTGTACATGGTCATGAGCTGTGACTGGACTTCTGGCCATGCACACGGGTTTTGATGCGCCACCGAGGCGGCGGGCATGTTCTGCGCACTGGCGCTTGCTACCCAAGCGACTACGATCAAAGAAGAAATTCCTTGTAGTTTCTTAGCCATTCCGTTCTCCGGTAGTTACAGTATTTTCTCAAGTGATGCTGAAAGAATGGCTATATCAAGCGAGTCTCACCGCTGAGGACACGCAAGGTGTCTCATGGAGCCAACAGGAGAGACGATGATGACTGACCAGTACGACGAACTGTTCCAGAAGTACCTTACTGCTTTCGGGCTTTTACGCGCGCCGACGCAGATGGCGTTGTGTCTCGATTCTTTCCATTGCTCAAAAACTCCAGCGCTTCCCGAAGCGGCTCATTTGAAGACATGTCAGGTAATTGCGTTCCCATCACCTCGACAAGCTTCTGGTATTCCAAGGGCCGGTGCTCGGCGCTGATCTTTAACAAAGCGGAAAGTGCCAGGGAAAGGTGATCAACACGACCCCTTAGGGCCGCGATTTCACTTTCCGGGTCGTCAGCGATGTTTTTCATGGACGGGTTCGCTCCAAAATAAAGTTCGTCGAACGTCGATCCGTGATCTTCAGCAATTCTTCTGGCTAACTCCGTTTCGGGACGATATTCGCCGTTTAGCCATGCGTTCGCTGTGACGGTGGCATATCCGTAACGTTTCGCTAGATATGAGCCAGCACCGCGACGCGGATGGTTTTTTTCTAACAAGAGTTTTGAAAGCCGCTTGCCAAATGCGTCGGCTGTGTCATCGCGAATCTTCTTAGGCATGGCCTAAATATTGACCGGAATAGAGTTAGGTTTGCCCTGTTGACTAGTTATTAGGATCATCCTAATATCTGGTCCATGACCACTAACCCGCTTGATACCGTAATTGAGAAAGTCGGCACTCAGCAGAGGCTGGCTGAACTGCTTGGCGTTAAATCTCCATCTATAGCCGAATGGCGTAAGCGCAAGCGAGTGCCCGCCGAACGCTGCATAGCGATCGAGACACTCACCTCTGGCGCTGTCACACGCTACGACTTGCGCCCCGACGTATTCGGCCCAGCCCCGAAAGCCAAGCGGCAGGCTGCCTGATGTCACTTCCGACGAGAGAAACGTGGCTTGTAGGGTTTGAACGCGGCTTTCTTGCTGGCGCTCTGAGCGTTGCCTTGGTCGGTATCGCGTTTGCTCACTTTGATCGCGATCTCCCCGATCCATCTTGGGATCGCGTGCAAGAGCACGAAAAAGCAACCTATCTCGTACCAAAGAAGCAAGCGCTCCGAGTCTGGATTTATCAGATTCCAGATGCTGGCGACTGCAAATATAAAAGCTCCGAAGAACAGGGCTTTTTGGCTCAAGAGAACCAGTTCTTCGAACGCTCTCGGCTTGCTCAGTGCGATAGCTGGAATTTCCTTCATAGCCATCAAAAGGATTCCTGAGATGAGTCCCAGAAGGAAATTTTCCATGCGTACTGCCGCCCTTATTGATATCTGCACAGCTTACCGCTGGCAGGGCTTTTCTTTTTCGGTTCGTTTCCATTTGAAAAATTTTGGCCCCACGGGGATCTACAACGCGAGACATGTGTCATGACACCCATTGACGAACCCCAGTTGCCGTTTCGGATGGACGCCTATCCGATTGAGCGCAACGTAATCATCGCGCAGCCGAATTTTCGCGGCGCAATGAACCTGTCCATTGATCTGTGCAGGTTCGAGAACGACAAACAGGCGTCCGGCAAGGTGGGCGTCGACGCTGGCGCTTACAGCTGCAAGAAGAACGGTCAGAAGCCCTGGTCTGTCGATGAGATGCGCCGGGTAATGGAGATAGGCCAGAACCTTATGCCGCTGTCTTGGCTGGCTCACCAGTACGGCCACGGCCTTGTGCTGCTGGAAACCGAAGCCGAGCGGCGAGATCGCATCAGCCAAGAGCGGATTGTCGAGCTGGAATTCAAGAACCGTGTTCTCACCGATGCACTGCGCGGAGTAGCCGCATGACCATCACCGATACCGGCCGCAACGATCCCATCGACTTCGTTCTCGGCGAAATCTATACCGCCATCGCCCGTTTATCGCGTGAGGCTATCGAAGCCAATCGCCTGCGCCAAAACGAGCGCGACGCCAGGCAGAAGATGCTCAGCCAGTTGCGCGCTGAAACGGGAATGAAGGCATGAAAACTTTCTTCCTCACCTTCCGCGAGCGCCGCATCTTCCTTGAGGCTGTTAGGGCGTTGAGGGGGTTTCGGATATGAGCGCGTATACGCCCGGCCCCTGGGTTTGGTCGAACGTCTATAAGACAGGCGAGGAAAATCCGACGTGGGCGCTCGTTTCGACTACCGACAACTACGGAATTCTTGCGTGCGACGGGATTGAGAATTCTCCGCAGGGATTGAACGATTTTGAGAACGCTCAGTTGATCGCGTCTTCTCCAGATTTATTGGAGGCGCTTCAGCAGATAGATAGCGGCAGTTGCGAAAGGTCTACTGAAGGATATGGGGCATGCCGCAAACAGGGTTGTACGCCGGACGCCCCATACCTTGCTGACAAGATGTGCAACAGCTGCATAGCTCACGAAGCGATCCAGAAAGCCACAGGCGGTGGCCTATGAGCGTTGCAGCACATCGTTTCGACAACGCCAAACGTCGTCGTCCAGATAGCCATGCGCGTCAGGCAATGTTGACGCCTAGCTATGTGCTTGAGCCAGTACGCGCTTTGCTTGGCGGCATCGGCCTTGATCCTTGTACTGAGCCCGACAACCCGACGCGTGCCGATATCTTCTACCACCAGCCGATGGACGGCTGTGCGCTTCCATGGGATGCAGAGACGGTCTGGTGCAATCCACCGTATGGCGAAGCGCGTAACCGCTGGGCCGCTCGGTGCATCAGCGAAGGTAAGCAGCGCAAGGTCGTCTTGCTGATGCCTGCTCACACCGAAACAAGGACCTTCCAGACGTGCCTGCATGCATGCACGTCAGTTTTGCTTGTTCAAGCGCGCCTTCGCTTCGGAGTTCTACGAGAGAACGGACGACAGGAAGCCGCAAGCCATGGGAGCGCGATGTTTGGCTTTGGCGTGTGCCTTGAAAGTCTTAGTGGACTCGGCTTCGTTGCTGCTGGAGGTGCCGCATGAAATCCCCCGACAACATCCCCGGCTGGGTGATCGTTGAAGAAGACGGAACGCCTGGCCTCTGGTTTCGCACCCGTGACGAAGCACGCCGGGTCGCTCATGAATCGGGACTCGATCCCAAACAGGTTAGGCGGGAGGTGGAGTGATGTTCGACCAAGCAACTATCGATTTTGCCCAGGCGCGCGCTGATCGTGACGCCGGCATGGCATCGGCTCTGCAACACGCCGAGTCCGACTGCATCGACTGGCCCGACAAGGCCTATGCATTTCTCGCTGACTTCGCGCGCTACCAGAGCCATTTCTGCGGCTATGAAGTGACAGCGGCAAGTCATGCCTGCCCGACGTTCCCGCAGCCCGTCAACGAGCGCGCATGGGGCGGTATTTACACGCGAGCGCAGCGGGAAGGCTTGATGGTCAAGGATGGCTGTGGCGTGCATCCCAAGCGTCACGCGAGCATCTGCACGCGGTATCGGTCGATGGTTTTTGTGGGTGGTGCGGCATGAACTCAGTCGCTCCAGCGTGGCAGCAGTGGGTTTGCGATCAAGGTACCCGCGGGGGTTCGGTCGAGTCACCCATGGAAGATTTATTCCAGGGCGCCTATGAAGTTGTGTGGATGGTCGGCGGATATGGAGCGACGTTGCCGCGTCGTCTTGAAAGCCAGCAGGTCTATGGCCCCTATCGTCTCGATTTCTCGATTCAGGGCGAAGGTGAAAAGGGTCGATATCAGATCGCCATTGAAATCGATGGTCACGACTTCCACGAGCGAACTAAGGAGCAGGCGTCAAAGGACAAGGAGCGTGATCGCTACCTGCAAAAGCACAACTGGAAAGTTCTTCGCTTCAGTGGTTCCGACATCTATCGCAACTGCTTTGGCTGCGCTCAAGAGGTGATTCATGCCTACGTTGTAGCGCACACCGGAAAAGAGATCCGCGAGGCAGCGGCAGAACGGCATATGGCGCGCTTGCGTGAACTGCTTGGGCCAGCGCCATGAGCAGAGCCCGCAACATCAAGCCTGGCTTCTTCAAGAATGACCTTCTTGCCGAGTGCAATCCGCTGACTCGAATCCTCTTCGCCGGCCTGTGGTGCGAGGCGGACAGGGAAGGCCGCATGGAAGATCGCCCCAAACGCCTGAAGGCTGAGTGCCTGCCTTACGACGAGTGTGACATCGAAGATCTTCTTGGCGAGCTGTCTGACCGCGGATTCATCGTTCGCTACTCGGTTGAGGGTAAACGGTATATCGCGGTAGCAGAGTTTTCTCAGCACCAGAACCCGCACCAGCGTGAGGTTCCGAGTGTCATACCGGCTCCAGCCGAAACAAAGCACAACCTAGGCAATGACAAAGCACATCCTAGGCTAGACGCAGCCGAGAAATGCACTGGTTCAGCCGGGCTTGTAACTGATTCCCCTTCCCTGATTCCTGATTCCAGTAAAAGCTCGCTCGCTCCGACTATTCCGTACACCGAGCCGAGCACTCCGGAAGGAACTCCGGCAGGGCGAGCGTGCTTGCTGATGAGAAGCGCTGGGTGTGAGCGGGTTAACCCAAGCAACCCCGACCTGCTGGCCGCGCTGGACGAGGGCGTGTCACCGGAGGCACTGCGTGACACGTATCTCGAATCACCCGGTAAATCGAACCCGTTCGCATGGGCCATTACGACCGCTCGTAATCGAAATGCTGAAGGCGCCAAACCGCTTCAGCAAGCGCGAGCAGGGCCAAGCGCGACGGCATCGAAAGCTCCGCCCGGCAAGGTCATGGCCGGAATCTTACGACTTGAGGAAATGAAAAATGAACTGGCTGAAACGCGAACTGTTGACCGGATTTCAAATCCTGATGACGCTCGGCTTGGATCGTCAGCCAGCCGCTGAAGTGATCGTGGATGGGACGGTGCCGACGTGGATAAACACGCTGACCACTGGCCGGCAGTTCGAGGAGGATCGCGATGCGCCACGCTTCCGCGCTGCCTTCGTCACCCTGGCCGGAACATGCCGCGCCTGGCCGGTGCCGCGCGATTTCCTTGAGGCGCTTCCGCGCATCGAAACCGTGCAGCAACCCAAGGCGATCGACGGGCCGCATTCGCGTGAAGTCGGCATGCGCACGTTGGCTGAGCTGGCGGACAAGCTGAAGATTGATCCGGTGAAGCCGCACACGGAGGTCGACGCATGATGCCATCCGCCGAGACACGCATCCTGACCGCGCTGTTACTTCAGCCCATGGACGTTCGCGCGCTGTCGCAGTGCTTGAGCATCCAGCCGATGACGGCGCGCACCCGCGTTGCTGGTCTTCGCCAGTCCGGCGAGCTGCTTGTCCACTCCGTCATTCGCACGAAGGGTAGGCCGTGGATCCGCTACATGCTCAGCCGCAAAGGCGAGACATGGGCGCGGGAACTAATGGCATGAAACGCACCCGCCCCAAATCCACCGCGGCGCGTAAGGCGGCTATGGGCATGCCTTGCATGGTCCGCATTCCTGGCGTGTGCAATGGCAATCCCGAAACGACCGTGTTGGCCCATTACCGGCTGACTGGCTACTGCGGGGTAGGGCTGAAGCCCGACGACAGCATGGGAGCGTGGGCTTGTAGCGCCTGTCACGACGTAATCGACGGACGCATTCGGAACGCTCATCACTCGCGCGTCGAATTACACCTCATGCACGCAGAGGGCGTGATGAGAACTCAGGTGGAGATGGGGCGATGAACAACGTTCAGCGGTTTGAGCGAAACACGACTGGCCGAGACTTCGTGGTTGGCGACATTCACGGATGTTTCGACGCCATGCGTGAGTTGATGACCACCTTCCAGTTTGATGAGGCGGCAGACCGGATGTTCAGCGTCGGTGATTTGGTCGACCGTGGTACCCAGTCCGAAGAATCAATCGACTGGATAGCCAAGCCATGGTTTCACGCGGTACGAGGCAATCACGAACAGATGGCGATCGGTGTAGCGGCTGGCCGGCACGATCTGGCGAACTACCTGCAGAACGGCGGCGGTTGGTTCCTGTCGATGACAGATGACCGGCAAAGGCTTTACGCGGATGCTTTCGACTCCCTGCCGTACGCCATCGAGATAGGCACAGAAGACGGGTTAGTCGGCATCGTGCATGCGGAGTGTGGCGACTCATGGCCTGCGTTCTGCGATGCGCTGGATAACTCAGCATCCAAGACAAGGCTACGGAATGTCACAGAGACCGCGCTTTGGTCCAGAACGAAGATCACGCGCTGCGATGACTCAGAAGTTGAAGGGCTCCGCTATCTGGTCGTCGGGCACACCCCACTTGAACGACCTCAGCGGCTCGGCAACGTGGTCTACATCGATACCGGCGCGGTGTTCGGCAAGTACCTGACAGCGATTGAACTGACGTACCCGCTAACGATTCACTACGTAAGCACTGATGCTCACATCGCGCGCGAGCCCGCAGGCGGTGAAGGGTGAGCGGGCTTCGGTTTAAGGTTGGGGATTTGGTGCGCCTGGTTGTGGCTACGCTGGACGATTTGCCGGTCACTAATGGCTGTATCGGGACCATAGCGGAAATAGCGATCGTAGAGGATCACCCAGATGGGTGGATGTATGACTACGGAGTCGACTTCCCAGAGGATGAGGATCTTCTATGCATTGATGACTGGCAACTTCAGCCCATCAACCCACCCGCCGAGCCAGCCAGCCTGACCCGGCAGACGGATTGCGAGGTGGAGGCATGATCCGCTGCAGGTTCAAAACTAGCGCTGGCGATTATCGGCCCGTCAACTGGCCGATCAAGCATCCCTATTGGTGCAGCGGGTTTGGTGAAGATCATTCAATTGTCGTGGCTTATGCCGATGACGAGGCGGAAATCCTTTGCAACTGGCCCGAGGCCTCAGAACTCGATTCGGAGAATGTGGAGGGTTATCTGTTTACCAGCCGATTCGCTTGTCCTGCGTGGTTCACCCCATGACCCGCATCGAACTCCCCATCAAGACCGTGGCCGGTTTGAATGCTCGGGAACACTTTCGGGGCCGAGCTCGCCGAGTCAAGGCTGAGCGAACTGCGGCTTACCTGTCCGTCAAATGCGCAGAAAGGCCGTTCCCTTGCGTTGTGACGATGACGCGGATATCGGCGGGTGTGCTCGATTCCGATAATTGTGTTGGGGCCTTCAAGAGCCTCAGAGACGGAATCGCCGACGCCTACGGACTCGCCGACAACGATCCCGGTTTCACATGGAACTACGCGCAAGAGAAATGCGCTCGTGGAAAGTTTGGGGTGCGGATTGAGATTGAGGCCAAGCCATGAAACCCACCGGCTACGAGTCGATACCGATGCAGACGCTGCCTGATGTAGTTGAGGCGGCAAAGGTGGCACTTGCCGAAGCTCTGGCAGTGGTCAAGGCACGACAGAGGCAATTGGCGATGCTTCGGCGGGAAGTTAAGCGGAGGAGGGCTGGATGAATCAACAAGCCGTGGCGATCATCTCAGGCGGACCGATCGAAGGATTCACGGGCGGCTGGGCGAAGTTTCCATTTAGCGGTCAGCGAACGCATTACTGGGTCGACCGTGATGCCGATTACCGCGCAGTGATGGACGTCCGATCCGACATGAACATCTATGAATCACTCTGCGACGTGGCCGGCTACACCACAGAACGGGCGCCAGCACTGCACGAAGGGAACTGGCCGCGATGCAAGCACTGCAACAAGTATCGCCGGATGGTCAATGCAAGCGTTGTAACAAATATCGACGGAATGTTTCCATGATCCGCGCCCGCCGATCCCCCAATCCTCGCCACTCGGTTTTCAGCGCCGACGTGCTGTCCGAACCCGAAAAATCCTGTCAGATCCACCAGCTCCAGAAAAGGAAATTAACCCCAAGGGATGGGGGTAGGACTTGGGGAGATACCCCGCATCTTGCCGAACAGTTACGACGAATCAGGGGAAACAAATGACCAGCGCCCAGGCCAATACGAACACCTTTGATGCCTACGTTGACCGCCGCCTCGACTCATGGGGTCGCGAGTTCAACATAAACCGATCCGGTTTCGACCTTGGCTACAAAAGCAAGAACATGCTTGCCGTGCTGATCGAGCATCACGGGGAGATGCCGGAACGACCAACCGGCTTCGCTCCCATGGTCGTCCCCGAGCTTGATTGGCAGATCGAGACGATCGTCCATGACATTCACCACGAACACCCGCACCTGTCAGCGGTTCTCCGTGCGTACTACTGCGGCTTTGGCCGTCAATCAGTGGAGCGCCTTGAGCTAGCCGAAACACTCTGGGGAAAGAAAATGGGTAAGCGGGCATATTTCACGTACTACGACGTGGCGTTTCAGCGAGTAGCGGGGACGCTGGCTGGTCTGGCGAGGAGCGCTTAATGGATCGTCGCGAACGATGGGACATATACGATTCGCATGGTCGTATGCGAATGACTTTCAACGATTGGCGGCTCTATTGCCTGTTTTGCCTGGATGGAAACAGCGTTGCTTATGTGAAGGTTGGTATAAGTTCACAGGTGTACGACCGCATACGAACCCTGAAGACGGGCCTGATATTTGAGATGAAGACCGTTCTACACACGCAGATCGGTGGCAAGGAATTGGCCGGCCACATTGAGCGCCGCATCCATCAGGCCTTTCGACACCGGAAGACGCGGGGCGAGTGGTTCCGGTTTGACCTAACAAACGCTTTCGACAAGCAGGAATTTCACGGAGTGGTCAAATCGATCATTGCTACGCATACAGGAAAGAGTGTTGATTGGCAGAAAATCACTCCCGAGCAGCTAAATGCGTATGTCGCACTAAAGGTTTCGGAGAAGAAAAAGCCCAAGAGAGCAAAATACCCCTTGCAGTGCGCATAAAAGTCAGATATTTTTTGCGACAAGTAGAATTGCCAGCGAAACAAGGCACTTCGTAAGAAAGCCTGCCTAACCGCGGGCTTTTTTGTTGCCCGAATTTGCTGCTAGCTCGCACAGTCGCCACGCCGGCGAAGTCCTGAGCCACGCTCGCAAAGAAGCACCCGGCAGCAGCAAACCTATTGGAGAGTGCGATGAAAGGCACGACCGATTGCATCAGCGGTACCGGAAACGGGATTGATACCACCGCCTTCATCGACAGCGAAACAAAAGGCGGCTAGTCCGCAACCACTTTCCAGCACCGGCCACCGCGCCATAGCTCACGTCGTGCTGACGCCAGCGCGCCTCGCCCACTGATCGCCCAAAAGCACAAACCCCAATCAGCCGACCGCTGACCGGGCTGGAAACCTTTTATGCCACGCATCACGCCAGACGCAGCCGGCGGACGTAACGTCTGCGCGCTGCTCGACACCATTGCGTGGAGTGAGATAAGCGCCGCTGGGCTGATTGCCAGCGACGATGGATATGACGTTCTGGTGGGTTCGACGCCGACGAAGCCCAAGCTGTTCACCAGCTACGCGACGCACCCGAACGTGTATAACTCGCGGTATGACTCCACGGCTGCTGGTCGGTATCAGGAGCTGTTCCGCAACTGGCTGGCCTACAAGTCGATGCTCAACCTGCCGGACTTCGGGCCGGTGAGTCAGGACAGGATGGCTATCCAGCAGATCAAGGAAGCCCAAGCGCTGCCGTCGATTCTGGCGGGTCACTTCGATGCCGCGATTGTGCTTATCGCGCATCTTTGGGCCTCGCTGCCTGGCGCCGGGTACGGACAGCATGAGCAGCAGCTCGACGGTCTACGCGACGTTTATCGCAACGCAGGCGGAACTATCACGTCACTGGCGAACGTGACTGGATCGGTGGCATGACGAGCGCCCTTACCTCTATGCAGGGCATCGTTTTCGCTCTCGACTCGCGAGACAAACGGCCCACCGTTGAACTTCTCGACATGGTTCGCCGGCTGGCGAGTGACGCGATCACGGTTTTAAAAGAGCCCGATCCAGTCAAGCAGAAGATCGGCTTCATCCTGCTGGCTATCCAGCAAAGCACATCGGTCGAAGTGAAGATGATCAATCGCAAGCGAATTACGCGCGTGACGATCCTCGATAACACGATCTACAACTGGGCGATGGAGGAAATCCACGCGCTCGCCGGGGCGAAGTGATGCAAGGCACCCACCGCGGCATCACATCGTCAATTCTGGCGGTGATGGTGGTTATGGGTGCCGGTTTTCTTGACTACTACATCATGCAGAACGGTCTGCCGCGTACGACTGATACGGCAAACGTCGTGGTGATGATCCTGACGGCATGGAATGGCTTAGCTGGTGCTGTCGTGGCTTATTTCTTCGGCAGTAGTGCCAGCTCAGATCACCAAGCGCAGTTGCTTTCTACCAGCACGCCACCGGTAACAACCTCGACAACTGTAATACCCGGCAAGATCACCACCGAATCCACCCCAGCCGCTCAGCCAGCGACACCGACGCCATGAACGAGATCGAGCATAAGCGCGGCGTTCCCAATGTGCTTGCGGTCGTAATGATGCTGGCCGGTCTTGGCGGCACCGGCTACGGCTATATGCAGTCCAACGTGACGCGCGGCGAAGCTGATCGCGGCATTGCCACGCGCAATCGCTACGAAGACGAGCTGCAGCACTGCCAAGAGCGTTACGCCGATTTGCTGCTGAAATACACGGACAAGAAATGATGAGAATTCACTTTGATGGATCCGCTGCTCACATGCGTCCGGAACTACGGCCAAAGCATGGTCCACAAGACTGGCCTTGGTGGAGGCTGTTCTCTGCAAGTCTAGTGAAGCTACAGGTACACGCGCCGTCGTCAGGGCGCCGTCTGTGGATTTATTCGCGGTGGGGAGCTCTGGTCGCTGATGTTTATTTCGACCGACGTAAACGTCCACTCGGATGATGACAATCCTCGAAGCCATAGCCGCCGCGCTCATCAGGTGGCTTGCCGGCTGGCTAGATGGACGTAGCGCCAAGAAAGCGGCCGCCGCTCAAGAAGCTGCCCGCGACAAGTCACTGCACGAAGCCGACACCATCCGCGATACCGCGACCAAGCAAGAGGACGCCGCCCATGTGGAAACGCAATCTGCGCTTGATCGTCTTGCTGATGATCGTGACCAGCCTGCAAGCGTGCAGTCCGTCGACGTCAACAAAGCCATCGACGCCACCAACGGTGATGTGCGGTGAACGCACTGCTTTCGAAGTTCTACCAGCTTATCCACTGGGCCCCAAAGTCAGCGACCAAGCCAGTCTTGGTGCCTACAGTGCCGAGCAATCAGCCTGGGCCATCACCGTCGCCGGTATCTACCGAGACGCCGCCATCAAGCGAAACGCTACCGCCTCTTGCCTCGACGCCTATCGCGCCGATGGTGTCATCAAGTAAACCGGAGATCACCATGAACTTTGCTGTCCTGCTCAAAGCCCTCGCGCTCATCCCCTCCCTGCTTCCGGTCATCTCGGCTTTTGTCTCCCAGGCTGACACCTTGCTGGCGGACTCAGTGGGCTCGGCCAAACTGGCATCGGTCACTGCCGCGATTCAGGCATACATCGCCAAGCTCGAAACCGACACCAACGTGGTCGCCGAGCTGGAGAAGCTGATTGCTCCGCTGATTGAGGGTGCAGTAGCGTTTGCACATAGCCCAGCCGCTGCCGCTGCTGCGGTTACGCCCGCCGTTCCTGCTGCGGCCGTAGTCTGATGCTTTCGCTCATTCTCTGGATAGCCTCGGCGGTCGTGTTCCTTCTCGGAGCAATTCCCGTATCGAGCCGGATCAACCTCGTTTCACTGGGACTGTTGCTGGCTACGCTGGCGTTCCTTGTGGAACGTCATTTGGTCGTTTGATCGGTTGATGTATGGCGGACGCTAATAAGGGTGGCCGCCCATCGAAGTACAAGGATGAGTTTGTCGGTAAGGCGATAAAGCTTGTTAGGTTGGGTGCTGGTGATCGGGAGATTGCTGATTTCTTCCAGGTATCAGAGTCCACGGTTGCGCTGTGGAAGCTAAAGCACTTTGAGTTTTCGGACGCCCTAAAACGCACCAAGGAAGAAGTGGACGCTCAGGTTGAGAAGTCCTTGTTTCGTCGCGCCATGGGCTACAGCCACAAGTCAGAGAAAGTGTTTCAGTTTCAGGGTCAGATCATTCGGGCCAAGACGATCGAGCATTACCCGCCTGATACAACGTCCATGATCTTTTGGCTCAAGAATCGCCAGCCGGCTAAGTGGCGGGATCGAGTAGAGACGGGAGATGGTGACGAACCACCGCTCGTTGACCCCGATCCCGACGTATGAGTAGGCGTGGTTCGGTCGAGCTGCAGAAGCTGCACACCAAGCAGGTCGAAATCGCGCGGTTGTTTCAGGAGCACAAGAAGGTCGTCATCCGTTGCGGTCGACGCTTCGGCAAGACAGCGCTGTTGGAGCGATGTGCAGCAAAGCTAGCCTTCACTGGAAAGCGTGTCGGCTGGCTTGGCCCGAAGTACAAGCTCAACGCACCGACTTACGGGAACCTGATTCACACCCTGAAGCCGATCATTCAGTCGAAGTCCAAGATTGACCAGCTGATCCAGCTAACCACGGGCGGGCTGATCGAGTTCTGGACGCTGGAAGATGAGAACGCGGGCCGATCCCGCAAGTACCACACCGTTATCGTTGACGAAGCCAGCCTCAAGTCCAAGGGGCTGAAAGAGATCATCGACCAGTCCATACGGCCCACGCTGCTGGACTACAACGGCAACATCATCATGGCCGGTACCCCCAAGGGTATCGACCAAGACAACTATTTCTATGAGGCCTGCACCAATCCTGCTGAGGGTTGGCATGAAGTGCATGCTCCGACGTCGGCGAACCCGCATCTCGATCCTGAGGTGGTGGAAAAGCTGAAAGACGAATACCCGCCGCTGGTCTACCAGCAGGAATACCTGGCGGAGTTCGTCGACTGGAAAGGTTCAGCGTTCTTCTCTGAGGACTCGTTGCTGCAAGACGGTCATCCTGTTCCCTACCCGGAACGGTGCGATCAGGTCTTTGCGATCATCGATACCGCGCTCAAGGATGGCATCGAGCACGACGGTACGGCGGTCATCTACTACGCCCGCAACAAGTTTCACGGCACCCCACTGGTCATCCTGGATTGGGAGATTCTTCAGATCGAAGGTTCTTTGCTGATGAACTGGTTGCCCAGCGTCAACATGCGGCTCGAAGAACTGGCGGTTCTGACGAAAGCACGTCAGGGAAACATGGGCGCGTGGATCGAGGACAAGGCCAGCGGCATTGTGTTGCTGCAGCAGGCGCGACGCGCAGGCATGAACGCCAGCCCTATCCCCGAAGCCATGACGGCGGCGGGCAAAGAGGGTCGCTGCTTGTCGGTGTCGGGCTACGTGTTCCAAGGGCTCGTGAAAGCCAGCGATTACGCGTGGAACAAAGTCATCAACTACAAGGGCCAGACGCGCAACCACATGACCTCGCAGGTCTGCGGTTTCCGCATGGGCCAGAAAGACGGACCGCGCGACCTTCTGGACTGCTTTACGTACGGGTGCGCTATCGCACTCGGCGATCACAAAGGCTATTGATTCATGAGTGACGAAAACGATTCGGGAGGGTCGGCCTTTCTGCGCATTGGCTCATCCGTTCCGTCGTCGCTCATGGCGCTGCTTGAATGCGACGACATCGTTCCGGGCTCGTCTCCCTCGTACCAGACGGCCAAGACGCTTTACACGTATCACCCGCTCGGCGCAAAGATGGCTGAAAAGCCCATCGACATCGCGCAGAGTCAAAAGCGACTGATCACCATCCCCGGTGGCCCGGAAGATGAGCTGATCGAAGCGTTCAATGTCGCATGGAACAAGCTGGGAGGCGAAGGGGCCGATCAGCTGATCAAGAGAACGGTGACGCTGAGCCGGGTTTACGGCATCGCGTCATGCGTGGCGTTGGCGAAGGATCTCGATCCCAACGAACCGCTTCCGTATGACAGGCTGCATGAGCTGGAGCTGGGCTTCAACGTTCTGGACCCGCTGAACACGTCCGGCTCGCTGGTGATGGATCAGGACCCGAACAGTCCGACCTTCCTGAAGCCTCGCGGTATCTCGGTCGCTGGCAAGTCGTATCACGCCAGCCGCGCCAGCGTGATCATGAACGAGCAGCCCATTTACATCGAATGGACCAGTTCGGCGTATGGCTTCGTGGGTCGCTCGGTCTACCAGCGCGCCCTGTTCCCGCTGAAAAGCTACATCCAGTCCATGATCACGGACGACTTCATCACCCAGAAAGCCGGTTTGCTGGTTTTCAAGATGCATTCGCCTGGGTCGGTGCTGGATCGCCTGAGCCTGACCTTCGGTGCGGTAAAACGTCGAATGCTGCAAGGCGGCCGAACCGGCAACGTGTTGTCCATCGGCACTGAGGAAAACGTCGAGTCACTGGACCTGAAAAACATCAAGGATGCCTCCGAGTTCGCCCGGAACAACATCCTGAAGAACATCGCTGCATCTGCTCCCATGCCGGCCTCGATGCTCAATGACGAAACCCTTGCGGAAGGCTTCGGTGAGGGCTCAGAGGACGCGAAGGCGATCGCCACGTTCGTGGATGGTTTCCGGCGTGAGATGGACTCGATCTATCGGTTCTTCGACAAGATCGTTCGGCATATCGCCTGGAACCCTGAGTTCTACGCGTCCATCCAGCGAAAGTTTCCCGAGCAGTACAAAGCCGTTCCCTACGAAACCGCGCTGGTGGACTGGAGCAACGCGTTCAAGGCGGAATGGCCGAACCTGCTGACGGAGCCGGACAGCGAGAAGTTCAAGACATCCGACATCGTGATGAAGTCCGCGATCGCGCTGTTCGAGGTGTTGCTGCCGCGGCTCGATCCGGTCAATGCCGCGTCTGCCGCGGGTTGGTTGTCCGATGTGGCGAACGGTCAGCCAATGCTGAAAGACACGCCGCTGAATCTCGACCTTGAGCTGATCGAAAACTACGAGCCACCGACGCCTGACCCAGTGAAAGAGCCTGGCGAGCCGATCGTTGAGAGTGCGCACGAATGACTTTCAACGAGGCCCTGACCGCGGCGGTGAACAGCTTCACGCTGGAAGGTTTTGACGACCCGCTTCGCCTGACACATTGGCTGAAGCGGTTGCGGGAAACGGCACAGGCCGAGATGCCGACGCCAAAGGTGATCGAGTCGCGTACCAAGCAGGCCTTGGAGTCGGTCTACAAGCGGGCCATCTCGCCAGCGGCGGTCAAACGCACCCACCGGGAGATTCCGCGGTTCACGGTGGAGCGGATCAAGCCTGAACTACGCGCTGAACTGACGCGCCGCGTTCTGGCGAGTGCTGACCTGATCAAACTGAATCGCGAACAGGCCATCGACAAGACGCTGCAGCGGTTCTCGGGTTGGGCCACGTCCATTCCGGATGGCGGCTCGCGCGTGGTGGATCGCGTGACGGTGAAAACAGACGTGGCGAAGTCCCTGCGTCAGGCGAAGTACGAAGAGCGCCGCTGCATCATCGACCAGGGCCACAAGCTGGTCGCCTCGATCAGTGACGTGATCGCCAAGGAAGGTGGCGCGATCGCCGGCAAGTGGCGTGACCATGGATCGGTCGACAAGACGTACAACGCCCGCCATGACCATATGGAGCGCAACGGCAAGGTATTCGCCGTGCGCGGCAGCTGGGCAGCTGACAAAGGCCTGATCAACAAGGGTGCTGGCTACACCGACGAACAGACGGCGCCGGGTGAAGAAGTTTTCTGCCGGTGCTACTACGTGTGGATCTACAACCTGCGCGATCTTCCAGCCGACATGCTGACGGTATCTGGAAAGACTGCACTGGATGCGGTGCGGATTGCGGCTTAACGCGAAGGTTTGAAGCCTACGGTGATCGTTCCGTTAGCCTGCGTTAGAGCCCTGAACTGACCATAGATCACCTGCCCACCGGTCATGGTGATTGCAATCGAGCAGTTCAGTTGGTAGTGCTGACCTGGCGTGGCATCTCGCCATTCCACATTGGTGCGCGGTAGATCGGCGAACGACTTGATCGAGACGATATGTTCGGCCTCGGTTTCAGGCTCGTTGAGCAGCGGCGGCAGTTGAGCGTTCATGTAGTTAATCGCCTCCTGCACGCTGCAGCTCGGCGGTATCGGCAGTTGCGTGCGTTGATCGTCTTGCGCCAAGGCTGTAACCGGCAGAAACGCGAGTAGTAGCGCCAGACGTTTCATTGATTGTCCCCTCAATACGAATGAAATCCGATTATGCACCGGCCTGATGGGCTGGGCTCGGATGCTTCGCTATGCCATTCAGGAAGTGCCGATGTCCATCAGTTCGCGAGCAAGGCATCGGGAGAAGTTCGCCGACGCTAATGCGATCGCTTGCGCCGGCATCCTGCTACGTTCCCGCGGCCCGCTGTTCCTGCTCGTCCAGAACAAGGACGACGGTCAGTGGGTCCAGCCTGGCGGACATCAGGAGCCGGACGAGTCGCCCGAAGATTGCGCGATCCGAGAATGCACAGAGGAAGTCGGACAGGTTCCCGATGGTCCGATGTGGCCGTTTCGTAATTCGCTATCCGATGGCATTCGTTTCAGCTGCTACATCAAAGATGTTCCGGTATTCGAGCCGGTGCTGGATGACGAATCACTGGCTGCGGGCTGGTTTCATCCTTCCGATCTGCCGGCGAACACGCATCCCGAAGTCAGGCGGTCGATTGAGCTCGCCTCCGGGCATGAACTCGACATCGCCAAGGCGATACGCGCCGACGAGCTGCTGAGTCCGCAGAAGTACGAAAACATCTGGATGTTCGATCTTCGGGTGACTGGTACGGGAACCAGTTTCCGATCCGCACTGGATGAATACGTCAGTCGGCCGGTGTCCGAGTTTCTGACCGACGACTATGTGGAGAGATGCAACGGGTTGCCGCTGATCTTCGAGCATCCTCCAGATTCGATCCTCAACACCGAAGAATATCGGGACCGTGCCATTGGCACGATGATCCAGTGCTACATCCAGGGCGATGAGGTTCGCGGCATCGCCAAAGTGTTTGATACGGACGCGGCGCAGCTGATGCTGACCTCGCACATATCGACAAGCCCGGCCGTTGTGTTTCGTGACGCCGGTTCAACTGAAACCATCCGTTTAGAGGATGGGAAGACGGTTTTAATCGAAGGTAAACCGTCCTATCTCGACCATCTGGCGATTTGCCCAGCGGGTGTATGGGACAAGGGCGGCGCGCCTAACGGCGTCAACATTCAAGAGGATACAAACATGGCAACTGAAGATCAGGCCCCGGCCTGGGCGGACGCAATGCGTAAGGATTCCACCGAGCGATTTGATGCTCTTTGCGCCCGTATGGACGCGATGGAAGCCAAGAAGGACGAGAAGAAAGACGCTCGCAAGGACGACGACGGCGAGATGCTGGATCGTAAGGATTCCGAGTCCAAAAAGGACGAAGAGAAAGACGAGAAAAGCGAGAAAAAGGCCGATCGCAAGGACTCCGACAAGGACGAGCGTAAGGACTCCAAGGAAGAGGCCGAGAAAGACGGCAAGAAGGAAGAAAAAGACGAAAAGGAGGCGGTGAAGGAGGGCGAGAAAGAGGAAAAGGCCGAACGTGCCGACTCCGCTTTGCGTGCCGACAATGCCAAGCTGCGCGCCGATCTCGAACAGGTACGCAATAGCGTTGCCAGCCTCACCAAGCCGCGGACGAATGAAGACCGTGACGCGCTGAGCCGTGCGCAGCTGCGTGCCGACAGCGTCGCCCAGATGTTCGGTGACAGCGTCAGCGCCCCGCTGTATGACGAAAGCCCGATCGGCTATCGCAAGCGTCTGGCGGCGAAGTTCCAGAAGCACAGCGAGTCCGCCAAGGACGTTCGTCTGGACTCACTGGATGCGCCGTCGTTCGCGATCATCGAAGGTCAGATCTACGCCGATGCCGCGGTAGCCGCACGCAGCCCTGCAAGCCAGCCTGCCGGTCGCCTGATGGCGCACACCGACATGTCCACCGGTCGGCCCATTACCACCTATACCGGCGACCCGAATGGCTGGATGGCTTCTTTCAAAGCCCCCGGCTACGTCGCCCGAATCAACCGCGACGTGAATAAGGGAGCTAACTAATGGCCGGCATTACCTTCAACCCGCAGCTGACCACGTCTCCCTATGGAACGTTCGATGTCAGCACCCAGGGCTACTACCAGGGTGACTTTGTCGATGATCCGTCGACCCGCATGGAGCTTGCTTCCGGCAAGATCGGCGCATCGGTGGCCCAGCCTATCTATGGCGGTATCGCCATCACTGAATCGGTTGCTACGAATGGCGAGGCCAGTCTCGGCACCACCATCACGATCGCCACGGCGGTCGGCAACCTGACCGGCTGGACGGTATTCACGCAGTCGTCCAATGCCATCGTCACGCCCGGCAACACTGTTCCGCAGCTGGCACCGACGCAGACCACCACGTTCTTCCGTCTGGGCAGTGGCGCCCGCATCAAGGTCGCCGTATTGGCCGCTGAGGTAGCCACCATTGAGGCGGGCAACATCAATCAGGCCTTGTACTGGGACCCGGCGCTTCAGGAGCTCACGGCATCCGGCACGGCCGGCGCCATCACCCTTGCCGGTATCAAGGTTCTTTCCGTCAACACCAACAGCAAAGTCGTCAGCTACAACGCCGGTACCGGGGTTGTGTCCTGGGTCGCCGGTGCTGTCGCCGTCATTCAGATTTAAGGAGCCGACGATATGAGTGGTTATTTTGTTTCTCAAGCCAAAGTCACGCCGAGCTTCTCGGAACCCGATCTCATCCTGACCTGGGCGCAGCCCACGGGTGCGTTCGAAGTCCTTCCTCGCGGTGTCCCCAAGGTCAAGCTGGGCGAAGTGGACAAGTACGTGTACGTGCACGCTCTGGACATCCGCACGGATGCGCAGGCTTCGCAGGCCTCGTACAACCAGCTGCCGAGTGCAACCTTCGTGCCATCGATGTACAGCACGCCCACCTACCTGTTTCGTACCCGAGCGATTTACGATCACCACGCGATTGCGGAAGCGGCGACGTGGAACGTGTCGCTGCCCAAGGCGCAGGAGTTCGGTGGCCGTCAGGGCATCTTCCAGGCCATGCGTACGGGCCTGATCTACGGCATCAACCCGGCCAACGGCGAAGGCCTGATCAACTCGGGCAATGCTACGCAGGTCACGCTGCCACCTGACAGCTACGGCAACGACAGCGTGTCGACGTACGACAACGGCGAGATGGCGATGTTCATGCTCGGACAGGTGGCGCAGCTCAAGGCAAACATGTTCCAGTCCGGCAAGAGCATTTCCAACCGGGTGATTCTGGTTTGCCCTCAGCGCGTCGGCCTGGCCTGGCAGCTCAGCGACATCGTGCAGGTCGTGCAGTACCAGCGTCCGGGCGCCGGTTCGGAAACCACTGGAGGCGTGATCAAGAGTGTTCTCGAAGAGGCTGGTAACAGCTTCGAGATCTACTACGACGACACGTTGATCGGCAAAGGCTCGGGCGGTTCCGATCTGCTGCTGCTGACGATTCCGGAGATCGAGAATCTGCAGAACGTGGACATCAACACCAACGAGTTCGCCGATCTGCAGCCGTCCATGCGCGACGTCAACGCGATGTACTGCGACATGCCAGCTCCACGCAAGATCACCACGCCGATTCCCGATGGCGGCGTGACTGACGTTTACGAACTGCGTTGCACCTCGGGCTGGAACCTTCGTCCAGAAGGCCTGTTCATCCTGAACTTCCAGTACGCCTGATCCACCATCCTTCGGCCACTTCGGTGGCTGAACCTTTAAGGGGTTCCCCATGTCACTTTTCATCGCCAACACCACCAATCAACGCTGGCACCATCATTTCCGCGTGCCGGAGATGACGCGGCCTTACTTCGTGCAGATCCCTGCCGGTCGTCAGGTCCAGGTGCCAAAAAGTTTCAGCCCCGCTTCGGAGCAGGCTGTCATCAGCCAGCTGGAGCGTTACGGCGCGCGTCCAGCGTCCGCCGTAAATGGCAAGCTGGAAGATTTCCCCGGCTTGTTCTACAGCACCAGCAAGCCGATCAGCGAGAGTGCGATTGTGCATGGTCATGAGGCCGTCATTGATCGCGCCATGCTTCGATCCGCTGAAGAGGCAAAGATGACCGCGCTGGGATTCGACAAAGCCAACCGCGATCCAAACACCAACGAGCGCATGGCCTCGGAAAGTGAGGTCGAGATTATCGAGCAGGTTCCGCGCGGTCGTAAGCCGACCGGCAAGGAAACTAAGTTCAGTCTGTCCGTTTCGCCGAATGGCTCCGACAAGATGCCGAAAGCCTGATGTCCTTCGTCAATCCCACGGTGCCTAATCTGGCCGACTTCGTGACCTACTGTCAGGGACAGGGCATTACGCCCGATGCCTTGCCTGTGGACTCGGATTACTTCCAGTGGGCATTGACGCACGGCATTGATCGAACCATCAAGACGCCCGCGGGTTACCCCCCGATCGAGTACGTGATCGCGGTGTACAACTTCGGGGTGAACTGGCTGATCAGCTGGGCGCCGGATCAATCCAATCTGATGATCACCGCATTGGTCTGGGCATCCGGGGTCGTGGCAGCGACAACGGCTCTGCCCTTGGGCGACGTGGCAGGCACCAGCTTCGCGGTAACCATTCAAGGCGCCGCACCCGATGCCTACAACGGCACGGTGACGGCGACGAATGCCGGGATGAATAGTTTTAGCTATCCGCTCGCCACCGATCCCGGCGCGGCAACAGCGTTCGGCACGTTCAGCACACTGTTCTTCGCCAACCTTCGCGCGTCGCTCAATATCCTGAGCTACACCGTGGGTCCGGTGTCATCCAGTGCCGATCAGGCAACCAGTCAGACGCTGGTGGTCCCGGACTGGCTGAAGAATGCCTCGCTGACCACGCTGGACTCGCTGAAAACCCCGTGGGGGCGCGCCTGGATTGCCTACTCGCAGCAGTGGGGAATGAACGTGGTGGGGCTGTCGTGAAACTGGATCTGGGCAATGTCGATGTTGCCTATACCAACGACGACGGGAAGGGCACGACAACGACCGACGTGGCCGGCTTCCTTGAGGCCGATTACCACATCATGCAGACGTTCTACGACCTGAATCAGGACTTCATTGCCGACGCGCTAGCAAACGAGATGGCTGGCGCGCTGGAAAGCATGGCGATGGGCGGACCGGGCAAGACGAACTTCAGCGGCGCGATGAACAAGATCGAGGAACGTTTTCGCGATTTCATTTCGAGCGGCGATCTGATGCAGGGGCGTTGGTTGCAGCATCCTATTCAGGCCGCGATCAACGGCAACAGTCAGCGCAAGAAAACACCGAACGCGAAAGCCAATCCGGCGCGCGTGGCCTTCGTTGACACCGGCCTGTATGTCGCCTCATTCCGCGTGTGGATGGAAGGGATTGTTAACTGATGGGCCTGATCAGTGAAACCGCACAGGCTCCGCTGGGCCTGCGGGCTGCACTGGATGCCGGCGTAGAGACACTATCGAATAACCAGACGGTTGCCTTCACGCAGTACACGAAGGTCGTTCTCTCGCAAGACGGCTACGTGTTCTGGGTGGCTAGTGCGGTCAAGCAGTCCTTCAAGGGTTCTTTGCATCGCATCACCGATCGCCGGCAAGAAGAAGATCAGACGGTCGCGGCGAACAAGTTCATCTTCACCGCAGAGGAAGAGGTTACTGCGCTCAATTCGGTGAGCCCCGGAACGATGTGGGTAGGCACTTGGGCGATTGATGGCACTGCACTGCAGATCGTCTTTTCCGATCACGCCTCGTTCTATCAGCAAGCCGATCTGTGGCACTACTCCGGTTACGCGGTCTATCCGGCGCTTGCCTCGCAGCTGGTGGAGGACGCCGCCGATTTACCGAACGAACCGATCGTTTCGAACAGCCTACCGATCTGGCTGAGTCAGAACGCGATGGCGCCGGTCTATCCGTCGTTTCTTGTACCGGACAACGTGACGCCGCCCTATATCGTGGCGCACATCGAGCCGGCCAAGACGACGGCACTGGGATCGTTTCCAATCGACGGATTTCCCGGCACGCCGGCGTATGTGCCGGACTCACCACAGCTCTACAGCCTTCCCGATTCGCAGCTGATGCTCGATGACGTGACGCTGACCCTGTACGGATTCAATAACCAGAAGGCGCTGCAGTATTTCCGCGCGCTGATGGACTACTCGCTCAATACCGACAACTTCGGTTTTTGCAATTCGCCCGCCGTCAGGGATGCGAAGCGTACGCAAGTGGAAATCGCGGCTCTCGCGATGAAAAAGACCATCAACATCTCCGCGTCTTACTACCAAGGCACCGCCGATGCCATAGCGCGGCGCTTCATTCTCTCGGCTGACATCACCACTACCCCGTAGGAGCTTTTCTCATGCCTCAGAATCCCCTTACTCCGCGCGCCGGTGGTAATTCCACCGTTCTCAACATCACCGCGGCGACCGTCGTCAAAGCGCTGCCCGGCACCGTGTTCACTGTCAACAACAGCGTGCTCGGTACCGGCGTCGGAAGCATCCATGACTGCGCCACCACCGGTGCCGTAAGTGCGGCCAATCTCATCGGCAGCATTCCCGAAGCGATCGGCCCGTACAGCTTCACGCTGCCATGCGCTGTCGGCATCGTCGTCGTCCCCGGAGCCGCCCAGGTTCTCGCGGTCGCTTACTCGTAATCACAGGAGCCGCCCACATGGCGCAGTCCATTACACCGACCATCGTCACGATCAATACGACCGTGACGCGAGCGCCTGTGCCGTCTCAGCTTCAGCGGAGTGGCGCGGCCGTTTCTACGGGAGGCACTACCCTTGCAGCCGGTCACTGGCAGTACGTGGGTACGCCTTCCGATCTGACATCCATCCTGGTGGCGCCCTTGGCCTTGGCCTCTCTGGCATGGGCATCCGGCACCGTGACGGCAACCGCCGTGGCGGCGGTTGAGTTCACCACCGGTGAGACCTTTTCGACCACCATTGCCGGCGCCGTGCCTGCCGCATACAACGGCACCTATCTGGCGACCGTCACCGGTGCCGACACGTTTACTTTCACACTGACCAGCAACCCCGGCTCGGAAACGTCTCCCGGTACCTATACCCCGCCGAGCTCGGCCTTCCTGACCGATGTCGCGACCACGTTCGCTGCTCAAGGTCAGACGGTCGGCTTCTATGTTTTGGAACTGGGCCCGGTCCTGACCAATACCGCCGCAGTTGCCGCGCTGCAGACGTGGCTGACGGCCAACAGTTCGCCGCAGCAGTTCTACAGCTATCTTGTGCCGAAGTCGTGGGATGCGGCGGACGCTGCGGGTCTGAATACGCTGGCGGCTGAATACGCCAGTCCCTCAGGGCAGACGTACTTCTTCGTCACTACGACGGCGGCGAATCTTTCCGTCTATGGACCGAACAAGTCCGTGTTCACTCTGGTGGATAGCCCGACGGCGGCCAGCACCGAAGTGCAAATGGCCTCGTTGTTCTACCAGTGGCTGGTTAACAACCCCAGTGCGTCGAACCAGCTGGCGCCAATGCAGTACCGCTACGTCTTTGGCGTCACGCCATGGGCGCAGATGGGCAACCAGTCCACGATCAACGCCATTTTGTCCGATTACGGCAACCTGATCATCACCGGTGCCGAAGGCGGCATCTCGACGGCGTGCGTCTTCAAGGGCACCACGATGGACGGCCAGCAGTCGGCCGCATGGTACGGGCTGGACTGGTTCCGCATCAACGCGCATCAGGATCTGGCCGCCGCGATCATCAACGGCTCCAATACCAATCCGCCGCTGCTCTACGACCAGGCCGGCATCAACAACCTGCAGGCCGTTGCCCAGAACCGGGGCAATAGCGCGGTTGCCTTTGGCTGCGCCAATAGCGTGGTGGTCTCCGCCGTGTCGTTCGCCGACTACACCGCCGCCAACCCGGACGACTACGCCGCGGGTATCTACAACGGCCTGTCGGCCACGCTGGTGACGCAGAACGGGTTCCTGACGATCACGTTCAACTTGAACGCCACCTTCTTTGCGCCTTGAGGACTGACAAATGACCACCTTTGTACCGCAGGGCACACTGAATCGGCTTCGCTGCTCGATCGTCGTTCCCCAAACGCCTTACCTCAGTATTACGGCGCCCTACATGGGCAAGAGTTTCGCCAAGATCGCCTTTGGTGGTCCGTTCGGCGAGCTGATTCCAACAGCCACCGGTGGCGTTACCTCACCGGAACCGTACGTCATGTCGACTATTTCGGTTGGCCTGCTTCGGACGCAGGCGTTGTCGGCCGCATGGCTTTCCCAAGCGCAGCTGCTCTGCGATATCGGATCGATCGTGGTGTATCCGGACTCGGCCAATTTTCCGGCCATGACCTTCCAGAACGCGATCATCAACGACATCGATCCAGGCGCCTACGACGGCACCGACCCGGTGTTCAAGCTGACGATCAAGGGCATTTTCATCGCCAACAGCGAACTCTGGGCCGCCAGCTAAGTTGAAGCTACGGCTAGGTGAGAACCGAAAGGCAGTTCCCTTGCTGCTTGCCGTAGCGTCTTTTCAAGGGATTCATTTTGCTTAAGGGAGCAAACCGTGCAAATCAATGAAAAGCTGAATCTCGTCTTTCCCATCAGTGAGAACGGGCCGACGTGCTACCACGTCCCGATTTCGCGCGAAGTGTTTGAGGCGAACTACCGAACCATTGCCGCCGCCAAGTCCTCCATGATGAGCAAGGGCGCGCTGTTCATGGTGTCCTCGGGTCCGCGCATCGCCGTGCTCACGCTGATGGATGAGGGGCGCAAAGAATCGGCGGAGCGAGGCGAGTTCGACGGGGAGAACAACCCGCTGGATGGCGGAGTTCTGGCCTTGTTGGCAGAGATTCGCCGGTTGACCACGATCCTCTGTCCCAGCGGCGCCGGTTGGAACATGCTGCCGGTGGACACCGCTATTGCCAACGGCGCGATTGACGAAGACGACTGGCGCGAGACGGAGAGCGCCATCGTTTTTTTTACATGCAACTGTGCGCTGGCGAGAAAGGCGGAACGGAAGTCCGTCATGCAAGGCACAGCATCGGTCTTGAAGGGTTCGATCACCTCCTTGGCGCCTATGGAGTTCATCAATTCCTTGCCGACATTGACGAAAACCGATGCTTCCGCAACGAGCCAGGCGTCATCGCTTCCCTCTTGAACGAACTGGCGACGACGCGATTCAACGAATCCCTGTCGCGTTTTGACTTTCCCCATCCGTCAGCCCGCGCGTATCGCGAGCGGTATCTGCACGAGCTTCTGAAGGGTCTGCGTGGTCACTAAATCCGTCATTGAAATCGAAGTCTCGGACGCGCAGTTCAAGGACTTCTTTCAGCTTTTCGAGCAGTACAAGGAAAAGCTGGAGGCGATGCCGGACGACTGGAAAGCCGTCAATGCGGCGAGTACGGAATCGTCAGAAGCACTGGAAGTCACCGCCGCTGCGATCCTGGGATCGATGACGGAGTCGGCGGGCCACGCTTCGGCACTGACAAAGAACCTGCGGGAAGCCGCCGCGGCACAGCGCGAGTTCGGCTCTGCCTCGAATGTCGGATCGAACAATCTAAAGGCGATGGCGAAAGATGCCAAGGCGCTGGGTGAATCGGTTTTCGGCATCGGCAAGTTCCTGTTCAAGCTTGGCGCGATCGGTATTGGATCGGCAGCAGCTGGCCTTTTCGGGATCGATGCGCTGGCGAACAGTGCGGTGGCTAATCAGCGCAGCGGGCGATCCCTGGGCCTGACCACCGGACAGAACCGAGCGTTTGACAACGATCTTTCGCGCAACATTGACCGCAGCACGTTGACCAGCGTCGCTGACGCCCAAAACAGCTATGTCGGCCGCGTCTGGCTGGCCCGTGCAACGGGGATGAGCCAGACCGATGTGCAGCGTACAGATGCCGGATCGTTGTCCGCTCAGCTCGCCCTTAAGGCGCATGACTGGTGGGCCTCCACGCCGGAATCGCAGCATACCGATGCCAACCTCATGGCCACGGGATTTACTCAGTCCGGCATGTCACTGGCTGATGTTCGACGGCAGGGAAACACACCGCGCTCCGAGCTTGAGAAAGCCTATGCAACGTACAAGGCCGATGCGCCCGGACTCAGCCAGAGCAACAGCTCAATCAACGCGCTCTATGACTTCAGTCGCAGTCTGAAGAACGCAGGCGACCACCTAGAGATCGACTTCGCCAACAAGCTTTCCGATCTCAACAAAAATGGTGCGCTATCCAGCTTCATCACGAACCTGGAAAAGGATGCGGAAATCCTGATCAATGGCGTGTTTACCGACGCCAACATGAAGTCGATGCAGGATGGCCTGACCACATTTGCGACGTACTTGGGTTCTCAGGATTTCAAGGATGACGTGAGAGGATTTGTCGATAACCTGAAGAGCCTAGCTAAGGCGATGGGATGGATAGTCGACCGAGCAAATAGCGTCCTTCACCCCCAAGATGCTTCCACGACTGACAAAGTAGAGCGGGTTGCGGATGACGTCTGGGAAAATATGGTGGGAGTGGGGAAAGCTATTTGGAACCCATCCAGAACCATAAAATCGGCGATTGCGGGTAACGTACTCACTGACCCGAATAATCAGGCCTACCTTTCAAATTTGGAAAAGAATCAGGCATTGCAACCGGGCCTGCTTGGAGCTACAGCGCAGGTCGAATCGTCAGGCCGACTGGACCCAGGAACATCAGCTGCAGGCGCACAGGGACTTTTCCAGTTCATGCCAGAAACGGCCGCTGCATTGGGCGTCAACAACGTCTACGACTTCAAGCAGAGTTCCACGGGGGCAGCGAAGCTTTATGCCCAGTTGAGCAAGCGCTACGGAGGAGACGTTCGAAAAGAGATTGCCGCCTACAACTGGAAGCCCGCCGCACTGGATTCGGATATAAAAAAGCACGGTGCGGACTGGGAGCGCTTTGCGCCGACGGAAACGCAGAACCAGATCCAGAAGGTTTTGTCGCTGATGGCATCGAACAAATCCAAGACAACGGTCAATCTCGTCGTGACCAATAAGTCCGGCACCAACGTGGCCGTATCAGCCAACGCGGCGGCGATATGAGCGCCATTCCATCCATTGTGTCGGAAGCCCTTTCATCGGGACTGATTCCCTCTGGCGTGTCGGATTACGACATGTCCTACCAGATATCGCCGATCATTCTGGTGGGCGGGATTGCGGCAAATGCGGCCGGCGGCCAGATGCCGATCATCTCTCTGTTCGGCCAATCCACGGCGATCAATGGCACGGCGTCGCTTCTCGGCGGCCTGGACAATTACCTGGCGCGTTACATCGTCATCCCGGGCGGGACGCTGATATCCAATGCGATCGGGACGTACCCCTTCGCTAATCAACAGGTCGCCGCGAATGCGCTGATTCAGAACCCGCTGAATGTGTCGGTGATGATGATCGCTCCGGTCAGGGATGCGGGCGGCTACAACAGCAAGCTGGCGAACTTCACCTCACTGCAGAACGCGCTTCAGGCCCATAACAACGCGGGTGGAACCTACAACGTCGCCACGCCCGCCTTTATCTATACGAATTGCCTGCTGACGGCGATGCAGGACATCACGTCGGGCGAGACGAAGCAGAAGCAGGTGATATTCCAGTGGGATTTCATACAACCTTTGCTGACGCAGCAAGCAGCCACATCCGCCTATAACGCGCTGTACGCCAAAGTGTCATCGGGACAGCAGATCGGCCCGAATCAACTACCCGGCGTGGGCCCAGCCGGTGGCGTGGCGCAGGGTGCCTCACCGACCAATAGCGTTGGCTCGACCATCACGTACCCGATCAGCCCATGATCATTCCTCTGCAGATCAACACGAACAGCAATCCGCCGTTCTCGGCGCAGATGACGCTGGATGGCGTGAGTTACACCGGCGCAGTGACGTGGAACATCGCGGGGCAGCGCTGGTATCTGACGCTGACTGATCAGAGCGGGTCGGTTCTTTGGTCGGGCGGCCTGATCGGTTCGCCGCTGGATAGTGATACCCCGATGGCGCCGGGCATCTTCAGCACGTCAAAACTGGTTTTTCGCGAAGACACGGGTAATTTTGAGGTCACTCCGTAATGGGGCGTTACTACGATATTGCGATTACGCCAGCTGCAGGTGGTGCGGCTTTCAGGACGTACAGCTCCTATCCCAATGGGCAATACGATCCCGGCGCGCTCAATATCGAGTTCGACATGCCGGTGCTACCGAATGGCACGCCATCGGGCGGTCAAACGCTGACGATCGAAGGTATCTCGCTGCAGGACTTGAACCAGGCGCAGCAGTTCGCCGGCATGAACCTGGTGATGAAGGGCGGCATGATGCCGGGCTTTCCGCTGGTCAATCCCGCGCAGGCCGGCATCCTCGTCAGTGGGCAGATATTCCAGTCGTTTGGCAACTGGATCGGTACCGAGATGACGCTGGACTTTGTCCTGCTGCCGTCGACCTTCACAAACGACAACCCGGGCAACTTTGTTCTGGACTGGAAGCAAGGGACAAGCCTCGCCGATGCGTTGAAGCAAACGCTGTCGGTGGCCTATCCGAACATGCCGGTGACGGTGAATATCAGTCCCAACATCAACGCATCTTCGGACCAGACGCATTTTTGCGGGACTCTGGACGAGATGGCGCAGTTCATCGGTGACTTCACTGAGGACACGTTCAAGAATCGAATCGAAATAGCAATTCAGGCAGGTAAGGTTACCGCTTTCGATAAGACCTACCAGCCAGCGCCGATCCAGCTTAATTTTTTGGATTTCATCGGCCAGCCAACATGGATCGATAGCAACATCATCCAGATCAAGACGGTAATGAGGGCGGATCTTCAGCTCGGGTCAATTGTAACGATGCCGCAAGGCCTGCAGAACGCACCAGGAATCATCACGACCACGGGCGCCTCGCTGCCATCTAGCAACAAGTACAAAAGCACTTTCACGGGTAGCTTCACCGTGACCGAGCTCAGGCACATCGGGAATTTCCGATCATCTGATGCTGGAAGCTGGGCGACCGTATTCAACATGGTGACGAATGGCTGACAACTACGCCAAGCTCTGGCTGCAGAAAAATACCAACCAGCAGGCCATTACGCGAGCTCAGCAGGTGATAAAGAAAACGGGAAGGGCTCTTCCGTGCTCTGTCGTTTCGGTCAATGGATCAATTGTCACGGTAAAGTTTGAAGTTGACGCGGGAAAATTCACGCTTCCACAAATCAAGATACCGATTGCGCAGAGCAAATGGATGCGCATGCCTATTCAGCCCGGCGACAAGGGCATGACGGTTCCGGCTGATGCATCTATCGCTGGCATATCAGGGTTGGGAACAGGCGTTGCTACGCTTACATCGCAAGGGAATCTTTCATCCCTTCAGTTCATTCCATGCGGTAGCTCCGACTATCCATCGGTAAACCAGAACGCGGCCTATATTTCCGGTCCTGAAGGCGCGGTTATCGAGACAGAGGATGGCACGTCAAAAATCGAAGTGAGTACATCAGGCATCACCCTGACTTTCGGCGGAAAAGTCGTCACCCTGAACTCGACCGGTTTCATGATCGACGGCATTCTGTTCGAGACGCATATGCATAGCTTGGTGCAAACCGGATCGTCGGACTCCGGCCCTCCTGTTCCGTAAACATTCGCCATTCACGACCCCGCCTAGCGGGGTTTTTCTTTGGGAGACGTGTCATTCGCACCTATGGAAGAGTGACCAACCCCGATGGCAGCAAGACGTGGGTCGTCATCCAGACCGACGCCAACGGCTACAACGAGAACGTCTATCTGACAACGTTGGCCCAGGTACTGAAATTGAACCTCGGCGAGAGCCCGTTCTATGCCTCGTATGGCATCCCGCAGTACCAGACGATACAGACGCAAGTCATGCCGGACTACTACGCCATGATGACGCAGACCCAGTTTTCACCGTTCTTTGCTGGCCTGACGATCAGCCGCGTGCAGACCTCCGCGGCGCCGCTCTACAACGTCAACGCCGTGACCTTTAGCGGGTCCATTCTCAACGAGACGATAGCCACATGACGCTTCCCTTGATCATGACCAGCACCGGTCCGCTGGCAACGTCTCCCGATGCCCTGCATGACGCGCTGATCACGGGTGTAGCGGCGACCAACCCCGACTACACCGCGAATCTTCCCGGCTCGCTGATCGAGGACATCTCGTCCACGGACGTGGGCGCCCTTGTCACAATGGATCAGGCGCGCGTCGAGGCGGTGAACGATGTCACGCCGTATGGTTGCAATGCCTTCATCCTGAATTTTCTGGGTGCGCAGTTCGGCATTCCCCAGGGCCTCCCATCGAACGCCAGTGTCTTTGTCGTTTTCGCTGGTCCTGCGGGTTACGTTCTCCAGCCTGGCTTCACTGTCGGTGATGGAACGAACCAATATGTCCTGCAAGACGGTGGCGTGATTGAGTCCAACGGACTTTCGCCACAGCTCTTCGCCGTCGCTTCCAACTCTGGCAGCTTCGCCATTCCGGCGAACAGCGTCACCAAGCTCATCACCTCCGTTCCCAGCGCCTATGCGGTCACCGTGAACAACCCGGAGGCTGGCGTAGCGTCAGCCGCCGCAGAGAGCGTGCAGAGCTATCGAGCCCGTGTTCTACAGGCTAGTGTCGTCGGTTCCACAGGCACGCCAGCATACGTCAAGACGCTACTTGAAAAGATCATCGGCGTGCAGCAGCAGCTGGTGTCCATCAACCAGGTCGCAGGCGGATGGCAGATCATCTGCGGCGGCGGCGATGCCTATTCGGTCGCCACAGCGATTCTGCAGGGCGTTCCAGACATCGCCACGCTGCAGGGATCGCAGCTCGCCATCACCGAGATGACGGAAGCCAATCCAGTCGTCATCACGACGAACCTCAATCACGGCTACACCGTCGGCCAGACGGTGGTGGTGTCGGGCGCAACGCCGGCAGGCTTCAATGCCTCCTATACGGTGGCGTCGGTCACGCCGACCACGATCACGACGACGACGAACGGGTCAGCCTTTGGCACTTATACGTCGGGCGCCAAGCTGACGCCGAACCCGCGTAACGTGTCGGCTACCGTTTTCCAGAACCCAGACAGCTATACGATTCCTTTCGTCAATCCGCCACAACAGACGGTGACGATCGATGTGACGTGGAACACCACGCTGCCCAGCTTTACGGCCGGACTGTCGGTCAATCAGCTGGCCGCTCCCGCGCTTCAGTCCTACATCAACGGCGTGTTCGTCGGTCAGCCGATCAACCTCTTGGAAGCGACGGCCGTCTTTCAGCAGGCTGTGGCCTCGATCATTTCCGCACCGAACATCACCACGTTGATTTTCACCGTAACGATCAATGGCGTGGTGGCGACGCCCACGGCCGGTACCAGCATCATCGCCTCCGATCCGGAATCCTACTTCTTCTGTTCCGCCGCTGGCGTGACGGTCGCGCAGGGCTGACATGGCACAGATCGAGTCCTTCGCCACGGTGCCTCTGCAAGCGCCGATCAACAGCTATTTGTATCTTGAGTATTCCGACGATGAGGATTTGCAGGCCTTCGTCGCATCGCAAAACGCGCTGGCGCAGTCCTATTTGACCTGGTTCAACCAGACGCCACTGGCGCTCTACACGGCGCCAGCTGTCAGTGGTCCGCTGCTCGACTGGACGGCACAGGGCATCTACGATATCAGCCGGCCGGTGCTTTCCACGGAAGCTTCAACGGTCATCGCCGGCTATGACTCCGCGGCCTACAACACGATTGCGTACGACGCTGCCAGTTATCTCAGCAGCGGTTCGGCTATCACGGCCAACGACGACATCTACAAGCGCGTGATGACGTGGAACATGTATCGCGGAGACGGTCAGTATTTCACGATGGGATGGATGAAAAATAGGATCAATCGTTTTTTGAATGGACCCAATGGGACGGATTACACCGTTCAAGAAAATCCGCCATCGATCACTGTCTCAGGGACCGTTTTTACCGTCACCGCCTATGCCGGGGACATCTACACCGCCCTGCAACTGGCGTATGCCAACGGCTATTTGTCGTTTCCCTTTCAGTACACGATGTCGTTCCTCGCCCTCGTCTTTCTCAACGATGGCGGCGTGCTTCAGATGACATCGGTATCGGACTACCCGCTGTCCGATTACGGGTTGGCTGCGGGTGCTGTTTGGTACAACGGCGGAACGGTCGCCGTCGTACCTGGCGTCACACCGAATCCGTCTGCCCCGCCTGTCTATTTTGCTGGACTCACCGCACCCGGCTTGCTTTCGCTAGGCGGCGGAAATCTTCCATTCAACGACCCAGCCAATAACGGGCAGCTGTGGAACAACGCCGGCCTCATCTGTATTTCCGCAGGGTAAACCATGACACTTTTCGTCTTCGCCAATAACGTCAATACGCAACTTGCCGGATCAATTTCGAGTTCAGCGACCAGCCTGACGCTTTCGAGTGCTTTTGGGCTTCCCGCATCCATACCGTCCGGGTATTGCATCGCCATCACGCTAAACGATTCGGCGACACAGCAGAACTTCGAGATCGTGTATGCCACGGCTATTTCAGGATCAACCCTTTCGGGCTTATTGCGAGGGCAAGAGGGGACGCATGCACTGGCTTGGAATGTCGGTGACTTCGCCTTCAGCGCTCCGACGGCTGGGCAGATGAAAAATGCGACTCAGCTTCCGCAGTTTGCTTCTTTATTGGCTGGGTCTGGATGGAAAAAGTATCCCGATCCAAATAGCCCTACGGGTTTTTTTATCGAGCAATGGGGTGAGACTGGAGTCGCTGGTAATGGCGCTATAACAACAGTCACTTTGCCCATCCCATTTCCCACTGTAACGCTTTCGACGGTTGCAAGTTACCTCGCTGGAACGATTCCAACGGGATCTGGTTCTTTAGGTGCAGCACCGAACACGCTATCCACGATCCATATTCAGAGTACCCATGGTGGCGCGGGATCAGAGTGGGGCGTTTTTTACCGCGCTTTGGGCTACTGAGAATTATCTCATCCATTTATTTAAACACATCGAGAAAAATGCATGAGTACTTATCCGTCGCCCGTTTTTCAAAACGTCACTGCTGAAGCCGTTGTCACGGATTCGCTCGTTACAACGGGCGGAACGGTTGACGGTACTGTTATCGGTGGAACCACGCCAGAAGAAGCGACGTTTACGAACGTCAATACCACCACGCTTAACGGCGGGAATTACGTAGCCAGTCTGGTTCAAGGTGCCAATGTCACTGTAGACAATACCGACCCGCGAAATCCAGTCATTAGCACGGTGGCCGGCATTCCCGACGCACCCAGTGACGGCAATATCTACGGCCGACAGGATGAGGCATGGGTGGTTGCAGCAACAAGCTCACCTCTGGCGAACCCGATGACAACGCCGGGTGACATGATTTACGGCATTACCGCAGGAAACCCTAGCCGTTTAGCCATTGGATCAGGCGGACAAGTTTTGACAGTGGTTGACGGACTTCCTTCATGGCAGACATCCGCCGCGCTGGTTAACCCGATGACGGCCGTTGGTGATGTCATTATTGGCTCAACGGCAGGCGCTCCCATACGTCTTGGGCTTGGTGCATCGGGGAAGGTTCTTCTGAGTAATGGAACCACCGTGGTATGGGGTAATACGCCCACGCCCATTACAACCGCCGGGGATTTGATCGTTGGCGGTTCGGGTGGCGCGCCTACGCGATTGGGTATCGGGGTTAACGGAACCGTTCTAGGCGTCTCGGGTGGCGTTTTGTCTTACGTGGCTCCCGGCGCGGGCGGTCAATCACTTGTCGTCATCAATCCGCAAACGGGAAGTTATACACTTGCGCTATCCGATTTCCCGACAAACGGGAACATTGTTGATATCCAGATCACCAGCTCAAGCGCCCAGTCCGTGACGATTCCTCCCAATAGCTCCGTAGCGGCTCCGATAGGATCGCAGATCATCATGTCAGCATGGGGTACGGGTGCCGTCACGTTCGTTGCTGGTACGGGCGTAACCTTTGTGGACGCGTGGGGCGTGGCGACAACGGCACAGTTTGACTCGCGCTATGCCCGGCAGGTAGCTACCGATATCTGGCAGATTCTATGAGTATTTTTGCTGCGCGTTGCCGACAAAATCACCAGCAGACGGTTTACCCGCCATCCACGCTAAACCCAGCCGACAAGGATTCATCGCTGACTCTTAGCGACGGGAATCTCGTCGTTACAAAGGGAGGATCAGACTACCATTGCATTGTTCGATCAACGCGTGGTCTTTCTTCGGGAAAGTGGTATTGGGAAGTACAGATGACCGCTTCCATGCCCAACTCGCGAGAGATAGCGGCAATCACAACGTCATCTGCGCCATTAAACCAAGAGGCTGGTGGAACCGTCTATGGCTATGGCTATAACGGCATCAACGGACAGATTTATCACAATGGCGGTCCCGTTTCTTCTTTCGGTGGGGGTCCAAATTTTGATGTGGGTCAACGCGTCATGTTCGCTTTTGACGCAGATGCGGGTGAATTTTGGGTAGGTTTATTGGGTAGCTGGATTTTCCCAGCCAACCCTGCGACAGGCATTAACCCTTCCATTACGGGCATCGCTTCCGGCACATGGTTTCCTACCATTGACATGTTTGACGTGGGCGGCGCTGCTGAGATTTACTTTTCAACAGCCAGTCAAACATATGCTCCACCATCGGGTTTTTCATCGGTAGGTTAGGCCATGCCGGGCGTCACTCTGGCGGCGTTGCAGTCTTCGAATAGATGAGGCTGGCCAGCATCTCCCGCAGCTGCTGCGGCATCGTCGTCGGGTATTTCGAGTACTTGTCAGCCAGCCGGAGCCACTCCTCGTGCACCTCTGCCTCGGTGATCTCTGACCGGGGTGAGACGTCGATGAGCTCGTCCTGATCGTTGAACGTATACCACCATAACGACCGGTGCATGAAGATCCCAGCCTTGCAGTAGTAGCAAAGCGATCCCTCGCTGCCCATGTCCCAGTTCACCCGGTTGCAGTTGTCGCAGGCCGATCCGGGTCCGAAGAGGGATTTTTCGATGTGTCTGCCCATGGCGGCAGGGTAGCGGGGCGGTGTCTCAGGGGGTGAGGTAATCAGCCCAGGCCTGCATCAGCTGGCGTCGCTTCTCGAGCAAGTCGCCTCGGCGGTAAGCGGCTTCGGTTTTGTCCTTGACCACATGCGCCAGCGCCGACTCGCTGACCTCGTTGGGGAAGTCGGTTCGTTCGGTCGCCCAATCCTTAAACGTTGAGCGGAAGCCGTGCACGGTGAAGCGTGCGAAGCCAATGCGCTCGAGCAGCTTGTCCATGGCGGCGTTCGACATATGGGCTTTCAGGCCACGGTCCCCCGGGAAGATGAAAAGACCTCCGCGCAATCGTGGGGTCCGCTCGAGCACGGCTATTGCTGCGTCCGTCAGCGGGACAGGGTGAACACGCTTCGCCTTCATGCGCTCTTTCGGTATGGTCCAAGTGTCGCCGGCAATCTCGAGCCAGCGCGCTTTGCTGACCATGTTCGTGCGCGAGGCTGTGAGGATAAGGAACTCGAGCGCTCGGGCGGAGATAGCCGTGTCAGCGCGCAGCGTCGCCATGAATGCAGGCATCTCGAGATAGGGCATTGCAGGAAAGTGGCGCACCGCGCGCACGCTTGAGGGCTTCGGTAGCAGCTTGGCGAGGTGACCACGCCATCGTGCCGGGTTCTGCCTATCCCAATGCCGCTGGGCATACTGGGCATCAAGCACCGCCTCTACACGCTGCCTTACTCGAGTCGCCGTCTCCGTCTTGGTCTCCCACACAGGCCGAAGTATCTCGAGAACGTCAGCTGTGTCGATCGCGTCAACCGGCTTTGATCCGATGAACGGGAATGCGTAAAGTTCGAGCGTCGATTG